GACAATACTACCAGCACCATGATGTAATACGATTGACTTAGGCTCTTGATGTTCCTCGAACATTGAATCATTTAGGAGACTATCACCTAGTAAATTAGAGTTCAATCCAACGATAGAGTTATCAAATGACTGTGCGACAATACTACCAGCACCATGATGTAATACGATTGAGGTGACATCAACATCACCGATGTTCATACTCAGTGACACAGCAAGATTTTCAGTTTCCGCGAATGAGATATTAACAGCGCCCGCGAATATGTCTCCAGTACCATGATGAAGGACATTTGACTTAGGCTCTTGATGTTCCTCAAACATCGAATCATTTAGGAGACTATCACCTAGTAAATTAGAGTTCAATCCAACGATAGAGTTATCAAATGACTGTGCGACAATACTACCAGCACCATGAGCTACTATTTCAGGCGAAGTCTCAACATCACCATTAGCAGCGAAATCATTACCACCGATTGAGGTGAACTCAATCCAAGATTTCTCCACTCCTGGGCCAACACTTGCTTCTGTGTCCCATACATACTTACCAAACATTTTAGTGCCAGCAGGATGTAATAGTGATGTGACTGTTGATCTATAGTGATTGATTGATACAGAACTCTCAATCTCATATGAATATTCTTGGTAGTACCAGTTGTCTTGTAGGCGCATATCAGACGATAGCATACCATCCGTATTTTCCCAATACCCTCTATCAGACTGTGTGAGCACGCCACTAACACAGCGTAGTGCGAATATGTTAGCTTTTACTACAGCGCCAGCAATAACAACATCGGCACCAAAATGTGCTGCTGTACTCGCAGACATAATTCCACCAACACACTGTACATCAGCAATACCCGGAACTTCCCTATATATCAGCCCTTGGTCTATATGACTCACTTGACAAACGGCATGACCAGATATATGAGTATCCGAGACAAAAACATTATCCTCAAACATCACCACATAAGGCAGTGCGGATATAACATAACCACCATCCTCAACAAACACGTTATCGCCATTGTCTAGTAGAAGGCTCCCGCCATCCTCTAACTCAATGTCGTCGTATATGCCATTGATTATGTTGGCTTCACAAAAGTATTCCATTAGGTGACTACCTCAACAATCTCACCCGCGATGAAATCGCCTTGTATGTCCTTTAATGGAAGCTCCTCTTTGTTGATCCAGTATGTTGGATCCACCCCTTCTGGAATATTAACAAAGGCAGTAGCACCACTTGTGCGACCAACTATCTGTCTATTGAAGAATCTACCAATAATCTCATCGATGTCCTCAGCACTAAACTCGATCATTATGTATCTATATAACTGCCACTTACCATCAGATGTTCTTAAAATCTTTTCTTTGGGGTAGTTGAATGTGATGTCAACACCAAACTGCTCTTGGAAGAAAAATTTGAATGCTGCCTCACTACCTTTTTGCTTATACACATCTCTCATATGCTTAATGAGGAATGCGTCATCGGTCTTCTCAACTTCCCCTAATGGTATTTTAGGGTAAGACACCATATATGTCTCTTTCAGTGTATCGATGTACACTGACTCATCAGGCGCCACATACTCACCTAAATTATTGATCTTGTCATGCGGGCCATTAGTACCATTGTCTAGATATTCAAGCCACGCCTTTAAAAATGCTTCAAAATCAGGATGGTTCTCTCGAACGAATTCAGGTATAAGTCTATTACTTATAGATGATAACATATTAGATAGCCACCATCTCAATGTTGGCTCGATCTAACAGTATTAGAGCGTTCTGATTTGACGATATATTCACATCCTGTGACACACAATACATTGATATGTTCTGGCCAATATCTATGTTAGTTGTGAAGTTGTCAATATATACGATGCCTGTGTTATAATCAACGGTCCCCATATTGACAGACTCAAAGACTTCTTGGTTGATGTTGTATAGAGTCATTTTACCTAAACCATCATCCATCAACACTCTTGAGTCATATCCCGTGTGGACCAACTCACTACTGATGACAGTACCAGGCTTAATGGCATTGTAATACTGTAGCGTATACACACCCTGTAAATTAGTCACATCTTGAGTGAATCGCTTGGACATCTGAAGTGTTGTGTTGTTGCTAACTATCGCGCGTTCACAGTTGTCCACCGCGCCAATCAGTGATGAGTAATGTAATGTAGACCCGAACTTATTTAATGAGTCACTAAACTCATGTGTGACTGCTAGGTTGACTGCGGCAATCATTTCACCATGTGACTTCGCTGTGTTGTTCTTGAAATATGACACCTTACTATTCACAGTCACATACACATATTCAGGGTCAATTATGACAGGAGTAATACCCACGACACTATAATCACTCAACACCTCATCAATAATATATGCCTTACTGATAGGAGATAGTGTTGTGCCTGTCTTGGGTTTAATTGAGATCAACACCTTCCCATACTGAGGAGGGGTGTTCTTCTCTCCACCCCACACATTAATTGAGGCCACATTACCAAACTTCTCAGCAATGATCGCCTTGAAGTCATCTGATGTCACTGTTCTATTCTGGCGCTCATAGTTCTTGGGCGCTCTAAATCTTATATCCTCGATGGATTCAGCACTGGCGCCTAATGAAGCAGGCGAAACAGTGTATATACTGATAGATTGAGCATCATATCCACCTATCAACCCCGGAATACTGAAAACATCGGCGCCGTTGGGTATACCACCTTCCGATCTGAGATATGAGACCTCAATCACATCACCATCTTTAGGTCTAGCACCAAACCGCCCACTAGATGGGCCAAAGTATATCTCCGTCTGTCCGTTATAATTCTCTTGTGTGTAGAACATAATAGACTCACCATCAACATCAGACAAATCACCATCATTGAATGACCAAAAGACATCATTCACCTTCAAATTTATGGTTGATCTATCAAGATCATCCTCACCTAATATGAACTCCTGTGACACACCTTCGTGCCAAGTGAATGTCTTTGAATGATACACGCCCTGACTGATAGGCACATCTATCTGGTATGGATATGTTACAGTGTATGTGTCTGTTGTGACAAACGGATAAGTCTCACCTTGATATACACCAATGAACTTAGATCCTCGTTCAATCGTTACACCAACCTCATCATATTGCTCTAAGTCAGCATCTGTAAATGTGAGTGAAACTGTTGCTGCCGATGCGGTGGTCGATGATGGCGTATAACCTATTGTCTTAGCGTGAGAAACCACACTATTTCTACGAAGGGCGCTATCCATGAATGATTCTGCCACTGCTGCGTTTGCGTGGAGAGCGTTATAGTGGGTCGCGTATGCTAACGTGTCTATAAGCACAGATAGGCCAGACCCGTCGAAGTCATAATCCGAGAACTCACTCTGAGCGCGGAGATACGTCTTTAAGTCTTCTCTAATATCATTAAAATCCAGATTCATCGGGTTCTCTCTAATTGAAGATTCATCTCTTTTTCACCTGGTACATTAATAATCGAGAATTGTATTGTTACGCTGTAACTATTTTTATCATAATCGGGCCGTACTGTAACATCATGTAACACTACTCTAGGCTCAAAATTATGTATAAGGTCGTCTATTTTGTACTGTATCATTATAGCAGTACTATCATCCATTGAATCAAATAACATAGACTCGATATCAGAACCTAACCACGGCCTAAATACCCGTTCACCTTTATTTGTTTGTATCAGTGACAAAAACGACTGTTTTATGGAGTTCTCGTCTGTTACCTTGACAATATCCTTAGTGAATGGATGTCTCATGAAATCCATGTCAAAATCAGTATATTTTTTTGTCTTTGTTTTAGTGTTAAACGCTTCCATTCATCTATTTATCACCCATTTATAAAAACATTTGATGAACCAGTGATGGCCACGTGATCTCCCCCGAATACATCCCCCTTCCTCATAGCGCCTTTACCATTAATGAAGACGTTGGTGCTATGTGTTGAACAAGTAGGCGCGTGGGGTGTACAGCAAGGTCCTGGATATGGATGTGTTATCATGGCATCTCCATGTCTCACATTCCCTATACTGTTGGTGAAGACATTAGAGCTTCCTGCCGCCGTGGAGTGATTTGCTGGTGATGCGCAACACAGTCCAGCGCCATCTGGATCACTTGTAACATCAACACCATCCTTCCTAACTGCTGCTGGCATTATAAATACCTCTCTTGGGCTTCTCTTATCTCTTGGGCAGACATCTTTGATCCATCAGCCTTTGTCCATATATCAGGCACATCACTGGATGAGATCTGTCTACTGCTTGATTCTGTAGAGGGGATATAAGGCACTGAAGCAACGGATCCACTACCAATAACACCAGATAGTGCCCCTATCTTATTATTCATAGTATTCAAGAGTGTTGTTGATATACCACCAACAGATCTAATACCATTCAAATCAACAGGTATATCAGAACCGACCTTTATAGGCAATTTCACTGCGGCGGTAACTTCAGATACGGATATAGTCGGTATGGTCGGAATATTAGGTATTGATGATATTGATGGTATGTCAGGTATTGATGGTAGAGCACTTGAAGGTACTTCCTGACACACCCATTTACCACCATGAGCTAGACAATCTGCCTCATTAGCATCAAATGCGTCTCCTCCATGACAAACACAAGATGTACCCGTTCCATCACCACCAGATAAAACATCACCGACCTTGGATAATATGTCATTCGCGCCATCAGGTATCAATAATTCAAGAGCGCCACACGGATCAGTTGAAGAGACTAAGTTAGACAACACACTCAACTTCTCTAGATACACTGTTGCCTTTGCTACTAAATTAACCGTATCCTTGTGGAAGTTCTCTACAGCGGTCTTCAGATCTGAGCACATGCCGTCAGCAGCGGTAACCACATCATCCAATGAAGATATATCACTCATAAAATCAGCATTAAATGTCGTTGCCGTTGCCGTGTCAACTTCCTGACACACCCATTTACCACCATGAGCTAGACAATCTGTCTCATTAGCATCAAATGCGTCTCCTCCGTGACAAACACACGACATAGTAGGACCATTAGAGGATGGAAGCGCAGTGAATAAGTTAGATGAGGTCTTACTAGAAATCCTATCAACAATAGAACTAGCACCGCTCAAATTCGAATTGCTTATAAATGAGTCGATATAAGGCTTCGTTTTGGTAATGACATCTAAACCGTCGCCACAGCTTATAAGGTTGGACGCGCTCTTATACGCAGATAACACTGTTGTCGTTTTGGGTACATCTGCCATATTCTTATCGACAATGACCTGTATAACAGAAGAGCATACATCCACATTCTCTCCAAGTTGATCCACTTTTGAGAGCACACTCTTTATCTTCACTTGAGTTGTGGGCTCAAATCCTGATAGATTGATGTCCGATACATTAGTGTATCCCATCTTAGTACTGGCACTTACACCCTTACCGAGTGTTGACATCTGCGATAGACTCTCTTGACCAGGATATTGAATGAATGATGATGCGTTGTCCACAACATTATTGAAGCCGCCACCAGCAATGTTAGCAAAATCAGGTGTCCCCTCTGGCATTTCCTCGCCTATCCAAGAACCTCCTGTCTCCACACACTCACTCTCAGTGAATGCCATTGGATCGCCGCCTCTACAGGTATACCCTATTCTAGTGTCTTTCATATGATCTCCTACGGATTCAAATCGATTCTAGGTGCAATCACCTTGGCATTACCACCACTAACTTGATCGAATGTGCCGCCGATCTTCCTGTCCACCTTACCATCAACCTGTTCAATGAAGTTTCCTGTGATGTGGCGATGATAGTCACCATCTACCTGTTCATTAACAGTGCCCTTTGTGTATATGTTAGCATCGCCATCAACGGTTATCGATACATCACCCTTCACGTGGATGAAGTCTTCTCCATATACTATAGTGTACTGATCGCCGACAACTTTAGTGACTTTTGTGCCATCATCATGTGTCTCCTCAAACGTACCACTGTTATGATACTTGTGGAGTCTTGTAGCGCCTGGAGTGTCATCCCACTCCTCGATGTGGCCGCTTTCACTCTCTCTAACATGATTGAAAGGGTACTTAGCAGTATATGGTATATGCGGCTCTGTCCACGTCTCTGAGTGGTCACCAGTAGAGTTCGTCCCGTCCCTACCCTTGCCTATGGATACCTCTTTATCCTGCTCTCTAGCGTATTGCTTCGTCTTTACAATGGTGTTTCCGATCTTATTAGCGTGGGGTGTCTGATCTACCGGATCGATCCAGTCCTCTCCAACAGTCTCATCATTCTCGTCCGTTGTCACCCCACGAGACAGTCTATTCATATCTGGCTCATTGATGAAGTCCACTTTTGGATAAACACCCGAAGGATCTGAGAATCCCATATCGGTGTTGGGTAACCCTCTAGGTATACCTCCTATTGATCCCATAACAACAGGATCCTGTGCCGCTTCACCATCTCTGAAGAAGCCGAACACCCAAGACCCCTCTAATACGCCTAATGGCGACTGTCCAACACCATTTACATTAGCTGAGGTGATAGGCATCAGGGGATACGCCCACATCAACGTGTCTGTGGATATACCACTCTCACTCTTATCGTCAGTGTGTAAGCCTATGATACGCACTCGCACTCTTCCGAGCTGAGATGGATCATTTCTATCTTCTACAACACCCCAAAACCCGTGCATTATCATCATTCAGTCCTCAGTATATTAGATCGTATAGTCATGCCAGTAGTGTACTCGGTTTGATTGAAGTGGTGGTTAATGTCGGTGATCAAGTACCTCCCGCCGTACTTACCATCAACCTCATCTGAGTTGTTTATGCTCATTGATGGTAAGTCTAGATATATCACCTTACCACACGTTTGGTTGCTGTTTCCTGGGCCAGTGATTGACCATGTATTACCCTTCCACTCAGACATCAACTGTTTGCGTCTCATCAGCGGCTTATGTGATCCTTGATACACGGTCTCAGGGTCATTCCCTCTAATGAGATTCATCCCTGCGCCGATGGGCATATCACATTGCTCAATAACTGAGGCATTCGCTCGTGGCATCTCAACAAAATCTCTATCGTTATATGATACACCCTCAATATTCACTGTTTTATTCACTAACGAGTATTGAGTCTCATCGACACCATATAGTCCGCTTCTACACATTTCAATGGTGTCATATAATCTACTGAACTCTATATCTTCAGCATTATCTCTACTGACGCTGGATAAGTTGCTGATATTGGACATACTTCTTCGGATCGTTTGAATTGGCTCATCGTCCATCAAAGATCTCAAAGGCAGCCAATTCCACCCATCTCGATTTTCATATAACACATAATCGCTATAACCCTTATCGCTCACCGAATTCTCTGATAGCCACGATATAGCATCAAATGGATGGAGATTGGGTATAATGTATCTTGGAGCGTTCACAGATTCTACACAAGTCAGAGCATCAACATCGGATAAGTTATTCCACACGTCTCTCACAATCATATCCGATGTCTTACCTTTATATGACCTCGATATATATACACTCTCATTGTGTTCCACTTCGGGGGATATGAAGTGAATTATATACGAGCGTGTGGCACCACTGTATTGCTTACCATTATCAATACGATATATCCTAAAGGTCCTGTCGTATATAGGATCCTCTACACCCATCCAATCTGTTCTGAATGATATATTGATATATTCGTCGCCCACCAACGGCAGCATCTCAAATAATCCAAGATCATCAACAACCGACACTGTGCCTCTAGTACCCTTTCTGAAGACACTCTCGGTAACAGTAAATGATGTAAACAGTGTGTGTATATCAGTCTCTTGTCCCCAGCAATTCGTTATGCTGAAAGTCAATAGATCATACACCTTTACACTGCGTTTAGACTCCTTCATATCTTACCTTCGAAGGTGGTCTCAAACTCAGACAAATATTTCAACGGCATCACCTTCACAGTGCGTTTAGATTCATTAACAGCAGTTTCGTGTATGATGTTGGTGACATATATCAGATTATAAGTGTTCGGTTGATCTACTCTATTATCATACACCACAGCACCTGTATCATCCTCATAATGATGAAAACCGTTAATATCGTGATATTTCATAGCAGTATACCGCTCAAGCTCATCAATCGACATAGGCCACTCAGTATAGGGGTCGATGATCTCGTTGATCAACAACAACACCCAGTGCTTGTTGGGATCATTATATATTTTATATGAGAGGAGCTCCGGCGTCTCACCATCTTCAACGATGTACTCATATATATGGAACATGTCATCAATATTATCAGTGATCTTAACACGCCTAAAAATATCCTTCATTTTATGGCCGTCATAGTCAATATAAGGGAATGCCTCAAAATATCCTTTCATTACCAGCCACCTATAATCTTATCTCTTGTGATGATTTCCATCTCCTGGAATGTGAGGTTCAGCTCAACAGACACAGGCAAACCACTTTCAAGTGCTCTCCATATACCATTAGAAGCGTAGTTACAGTTCACATCCATACACACAGCAGGGCCGAACTTGAACAAGCTCTTATTTCTACCAGTGTCACTGTCCCTGTCTAGGAAGCTAATCTCAAACACATTAGGCGACTTCAACAGTGCCTGATTAAGTGATAATGAATCTGAGACATCTTTAAGTATATCGGAATTGAAAACATCGGAAGCATCTATATATGATGGAGCCGAATGGAATTTAAATGCGCCGATAATATCAATCACCGCCTGTGCTTCGTGTCTACTCTTAGGCTCAAAAACATATGGCACTGTCAATGTTCTGAGATTGGGCGACTCATATGCTACACCGAGGAAGGGATTAACGGCCACACCAGTTTTAACCGACATATCACCAGCCCACGCCGCTTTGGCTATACCACCAATGACAGTTTTAGACATGGTCGTGAAGTGCTCCTTTATCAGACCGAGAGAGTTCATATTGGCGATCTTCTCAAATCCACCATACTCACCATACACACCCTCTTGTTTCGCCCAGTTCTGGGAATATGACACATTCACAGGTGTTTGATACAACATTATGTGTTGTGCCGTCACCTTCTTCAGATCGACACTAGATTGACCTCTTGAATCTTTTGATGCGATGCTCGATAAACTGCCTTGAGCGCCGTCAAACATTCTATTGATCCTGAAGGACGCCATAAACCGCACACTCTCCATATCCTCTGGATATTTAAGTGTACTGGATGAAGATGAAACGGCGCCGACATCAACATTATCATTGAGTGTGACACTACTCGCTTTTATACCCATGTTAACCTGCTAAATATAGTTAAATCAATACTATTTAGCACATCATGAGTAAACACTACAATCAAGGCGTATGGAAACCAATCAACGAGGATAAGTATCGTGGCAATGTCGATTCAATAGTTTATAGATCGAGTTGGGAACGCCGATTCTTCACGTGGGCCGATAATGCTGTAGATGTCGTTGAATGGAACAGTGAAGAGGTCGTGGTACCGTATATAAGTCCTGTTGACAATCGACCACATCGTTATTTCGTGGACGCTTGGATGAAGATGGCAAATGGGAAGATATACTTAGTCGAGATAAAACCATTGAAGGAGACAGAGCCGCCTAAGTTACCGAAGAGTGGGAGAAGAACAAAGGGGTATATGAAGTCAATTGAGACATATGCGATAAATCAAGCGAAGTGGAAGGCAGCCAAGCTATATAGTGACAAGAGAGGGTGGGAGTTCACCATACTCACCGAGCGCGTTTTGTGTAGATGATGATAAATACATAGATGAAGAAGATAGCAAAAGGCACAGAGCAATTAGCAGCAGACGGTAACTGGTACCGTTGGAAGGGTGCTGTCTGGGCACGTGTCACGAAAACAGGTAAAACAGGTGTAATAGCACCTAAAGCTATCCAGTATGAGCTATCAAAAAAGGCAACAGGTGAGAAGATTCTTCCTGGAAAGAGTGCGCCTAAACACGCCATGAAGTGGTTCATGAATACCATTGATGATGAGATGAAGCATCCAAAGAAAGTGTCTTTTCCTAAGCACGGATCAATGGTCACATTTTTATATGATGCTAAACATCAGGACACATTACCCTATTGGGACAAACACCCATTATCAATCATCATAGGCATAGATAATGACTCACTCTTAGGCCTCAACGTTCACTATCTACCGCCTATGATAAGGGCTAGATTCTTTGATGGGTTGATGAAGTTCACTGGTAGAAATGATATTGCGGATGTCACGGATGATGATAAGTTCAACGTGAACTGGCAGGCGGTGGCGAGGATCCCATATGTCAAAAAGACAATACATAGGTACTTATTCTCACACATCAAATCACAGTTGATGGAAATATATCCAAGTGAGTGGGAAAACACACTATTCCTCCCAACTGCCAACTTCGTGGGCGCTTCTGCTAAGGAGATATGGAGAGCATGAATATAAGCGAGTTCAGATCGACCGTTTTTAATAGTGATCTCGCTAGAGACAATCTATTCGAGTTTTCGATGACCAACGTGCCAGCCTTTATCCGAGAGGACCTTGATTATGGCGATGATGTCAGAAATGTGTCCGTGTACACTAAAGGAGTCACATTTTCACCGAACTCAGTCACAAATAATCCTCGTTTAGGTGATGGATATAGGAGAGTTAAGCCTATACAAGATGTTGCCCATGAATCAGATCTGGAGATCACTCTATTAACGGATCCAGAGCACATTTATTATATGTTATTTGAGGACTGGATAACAAATATGATGATAGAGGATGACACCGTACGGTACTTTGATGATGTTACCGGTTCTTGTTTAGTCAAGCAGCTCAATAGACACGGTATGAGTGTGACCGAGTTCAAGTTTGAGGACATCTATCCAATCAGCATATCCTCGAAAGTATACGCAGCAGGATCATCGAACACACCATCAGAATTTACAGTTAATTTTTCATACAGAGACTTGACAATTATATAGGATTTTTATAATGGGTTTACCACAAATAGATTACGCAACATACCAACTAACACTACCATCAACACAACAGGTCATCAAATATAGAGCATTCAATGTTAAGGAAGAGAAGATCCTTATGATGGCTCTAGAATCTGAAGATGAAGGGGATATGTTCAATGCCATCATTCAGATCATAGACAACTGTACAATGGGTAAAATAAAGAGTGTTGAGGAGCTGCCATACTTCGATATTGAGCACATATTCATCCAGTTGAGGAAGAAGAGCATCGGAGAGATCATCACCGCCAGTACAAAATGCTCGAAGTGTGAGGGAGAGGTGCCTGCTGAGATTAATCTAGATGAAGTCGTCCTTAATACAGTAGATGAAGGCGACAACGTGATACAGATATCAGATTCTATGGGCATTGAAATGAGATATCCGTCCATGTCTGGTTTAAATGTTGAGGGGGCCACAAAAATTGAAAAATCATTCAATCTAATAGCAGCGATGATTAGTTCAGTATATGACGGCGACACTATACACAAAGCGAGTTCATATAGCAACAGCGAACTCGTTGACTGGATAGAGGCGCTACCTGAAGAAGTGTTCCTTAAAATGAACACATTCATGGAGAACATGCCGAAGATCACATATAACTCTGAAGTAATATGTCCGTCTTGTGGAGAAAAAAATGTTATTAGATTGGAGGGTTTATCGAGTTTTTTCGGATAGCCCTTGATGATAACCTAAGAAACTACTACGAGATTAATTTCGCGCTGGTTGCTCATCACGGGTACTCTATAACAGAGCTGGAGAATATGTTACCTTGGGAGAGATCTATATACATAGGTCTTCAAGTAAAGCACATCAAAGAACAAGAAGAGAAAAATAAATGAGCGAGATGTCACTACCATTACTACCACCCATTGAATCAAAATTAATGGTGATAAATGGCGCGTTTGAAGAGAGTAGAATGTTCTCTGATGAAGGTGTGTCTATATTCTCCAATATGAACAGTGTTATAGATAACTTGTCAAACTCAGTGAGTTTATTGTCTTTAACACATGGGAACACATCAACAGTGTTAAGTACAGGTGTTGAATCAACTCTCGGTACAATTTCAGATCATTTAAGTGATCTTGTTGGTTTATTTAGAAACCACACGAATACTGTAGTTGCTAACTGGATCGAAGATGATAAGAAAGATACTGAACGCCTTCGATTGGAGAACAAGGCGAAGGAGAACGATGAGGCGTTACGTGATAGAGAGAAGGAAGGTAAACAAACAAGTGAAAGTGATCCTTATACAACAGATCTTGAGATCGGTAAAAAATCAATTCTAGGTGATATATTATCGTCCCTAACGAGAAGAATAGCACTTATGACAGGTGCTATAGTGGTAGTAATAGAAGGTTTATATACGTATAGTGATAAAATTTCTGAGGCATTTGGCTCATTCACTACACGATTAAATAATTTCTTCACATTATCAAGTAATAAGGAAGATGGTGGTTATGAATTAGAGGGTGCGATTAGTGGATTCATGCCAGCGGTATATGGTAAATTCCTAAGTTCAATCAATGCTCTGAAGCAAGGTGTTTTAGGTGCTTCTGTATTGGTAGCCGCTAATCCAGTTATAGACGCGCTGAAAGCTGTTAAAACAGCGATATCGGATAAATTATCACTATTGGCTAAGCCTATGTCTAATGCTGTTGCCAGTATAAAGAACATTAAAGGGTTTAACACTATATCTAAAACGATTGCTCCTATGATCGACACAATCAAAGCGTTTGGGTCAATTGTGGTGAAGTGGTCAGCTACGACCCGCCTTTTTAAAGCAGTCTCTATAGTTGGTAATGCTGTAAGTAAAACCATCAGCTTCTTCAGTAAAACAATCTCACTCCTTCCTAAGTTTATGGGTGTGTTAGGCGGTATCATATCTAAGGTCGCTTATCCATTAACTATCATTATGGGTGTGTGGAACGGAATCAATGAGGGTATTAAGGGTTATGAGGAAGGTGGTTGGTCATCCGCGATAGGCAAAGGGTTAGCAGGCATCGTTAATAGTGTTTTCGGTGGCTTATTAGACCTAGTTAAGAGTGGTGTATCTTCTATATTAGGATGGCTGGGCGCTGATAATGCTTCAGCGTGGCTGGACAGTTTCAAAATAACCGATATCATCAGCTCGTTATTCACCACGGAGTTCTGGTCTAATATAGGCAATAGTATGGCAGGTGCCGTGGTTGGTATGAAAGATAGTATCACCGCGCTCGCTAGTGAATATATATTGGATCCAATCAAATCAATATTTAAGACTGTTGCTAACTCTTTAGATGAAATGAGAATCAGCACGTTGAAGTGGCTTAAAGATAGTGCTTTAGGCACTGTGATGAGAGTAGCTGGGTTTGATTTCAACTCGAAGATAGCATCAATCGAGGCTGATATACAAGCGAGAAAACAAGATAAAATTGAAGAAGAAGTCGCTATAGTATCAAAACCAGTTCAAGACTTCACTAAACAGTTTAAGGACATTAAACAATTCGAAGATGCCCAGTTGGGTGTTAGTAGCGATGGTGTGATAGGTACCATTCTATCAAGTGAGCCAGAGTTAGGCGATGGTGTGATAGGTACCATTCTATCAAGTGAGCCAGAGTTAGGCGATGCGGCTCTAACACCTCATAATTTATCAATCGAGGCTGATATACAAGCGAGAAAACAAGATAAAATTGAAGAAGAAGTCGCTATAGTATCAAAACCAGTTCAAGACTCCACTAAACAGTTTAAGGACATTAAACAATTTGAAGATGCCCAGTTGGGTGTTAGTAGCGATGGTGTGATAGGTACCATTCTATCAAGTGAGCCAGAGTTAGGCGATGCGGCTCTAACACCTCATAATTTAGAGAATCTGAAAAACGATCTGATGGTGGAGACACCTAAAGAGATAGCCGATCAGTTCAATTTAATTAAACAACACGGTGGAAATGAAAGCGCTAATCAGTTCTTAGCAAACACTATTCGTGAGAATAGAGGATATATGGAACAAATAGTTCAAGCTATATATGCTTCACAACAACCAGTGTCGGGTTCAACGAGTAACACCACAAACATTATCAATGCCGCACCGTCACACGGAGAACCCAACTAATCAATGGCTAAGACTCTGCCATCGCTGAGAAGTATGCCATCATCTCTTCGTCATCACCATCATCTGTAGAAGTTGATGGGGCATCAGTTGTTTTAGATGCCTTTTCACTCTTAACAGGCTTAGGTGCTGGAGAATCGTCACCTGAATCCTCAGTTACAGTGCGTTTAGGCTTCTTTGTACCGAGAGCTGTATTCAGTTTACTCTCATAAAATGCGTAATCCTTGAAGTTGTTAGGATCAACAAACTCGTTCAAATCATACTGTTTACCATATAACTCTTCCAGCTTCTCATCATCACCATCAAACAGAGCTGTTGGACTCTCAAATCCTGATCTGTCATACTTAATGTATCCGTCTGCTTTACGAGACTTCAATTTGAGGTCAGCCCCTTCCCACATATCAAATGGATTCAATGGATCTTCATCATCGAACTCTGGATCCATTGCTGAAATGATGATATCGAAGACACTCTTACCACACGACCATAAGAAATTCTTCCCTTCATTATCAGGATTATGGTCATCTTTCAGGACGAGGATATTGAAGTTATACTCCTCACGGCGTTTATGCTCTCGGACATACTTCTTCCCAGGCTCATCAAGATCTTCCCAGCCGCCGCCTTTCTCAACAACACCCTTATTATGATCACATACTGGACACTCTTGGCCGATAGTTGTTGGACAAACATCAATATACCAACCACCAGGACCTTGGAAGCCGTGTGAATATTTTTTAATGAATGGGGTATCATTTCCCTCTGAGGCAGGGAGTAGGCGAATTACAGCAGATCCGATACCAGACTGTTCCTTATGGAGCTTCCAGAAGCGGTCATCACCATAAGACTTTTTACCACTGGCACTCTCTAACTTGGATGCTAACTCAGAGACATTAGTACGTTTCTTCTTTAAACGCGCGAAGGCACTACTTTTTGACATAATATATTCCTTTTAGTCGATTTTCCATGATTTTTAAGTTATATCTAGTAGTATCGCATGGTCAATCTACTAGACATCATTATTTATACATGCTCATTTTTACCTAAAATAGTGTCGATGGTATATAAAGCATCCTCCAACATACTCAAATGATCTGAGTGAAGTTTATTGATAGCATCAACAATAGGATTGTGAGCGTTGACGGTGTTATTAGTGACTCCCGCAGAAGCTTCCATTTTAGATGTTAGCGATACATCATGGTGATCACTAGGACTATCAAAAATATTAGTGATTGTTGGATCTTCATTGAGGATCAGCTTATTTGGTTCCATATTTAGTTTCCTTCTGTTTTAAGTAATGACGATTTAACCATCATTTCAACATTTGTCTTAATGTTCATAAAATCTTCTTTAGCATCATCATAATTCGAGTAGTAATATGACCGCTCAAATAACACATCACCAATACTTTGCCACACTACTAAACAGTCCTTATTCTTTTCAGGTCTATAGGCGACTTTAGTGATTTGATTCAGCTCTTTACCGCTAATCGTATCACTATCATCATTCAACATCTTGTAAGACATTATATATCCTCTTCATCATATCTTGTTTATTGTAATTTATAAATGATGAGTATTTAATCAACACATCTCTTTCGTCTCTCCAGATAAAATCATCCATACATTTGTCGAATTTATCAAATAGAGACAGCATTCCATTCAAAACAACTAACGTCTCCTTATGGATATCTTCAGATAGATACATCTTAAAAATATATGGATGCTCACCGTTTTGGCACTTAAACAGATCACTCATCAATAGATTGTTAGGTCTTAAAAACTCATCCCGTATGTCTATTATATCATCTTCAACCACTGTTTGTAACCTATTCATAACACTCTTCCACTTTCTATATGTGGTCATATTCATTTTAATAATGTCATCGAATGGTGTACCATAAACTATATTTGAGACAATATACTCAATGAACTCATCTGGTTTGAATGTGTTCAGGGCTTTATTTATGAACCGATTATACTTATCATATTCCTTTTTACTGACCTTGATACCAGATATACCATATTTCTGAATATCATAGTCCTGTGAAAAGTGAAATCTAATGGCCTTAAAGGTTTTCAGATATTGTGTTGAATTCATTCATATAGTTTCGGTGGTTCTTCAAACTCAGAGTGGTGTTTGATGGTCTTATTTTTAGCACAACATCTAGAAATCCTATGTTTCAATCCATCATCAATATATCTATTAACCGTTGACGGCTCTATTGACATATCATCAACCACATATGCCACCGCTTGCATATACGATATACCATCTGTTTGAACAAGTGTTTCCACCCTCTTCGCAAAGTTAGTTTGTCTAGGTGACACCATTTCCATCCCTCCATGCTCTATAATCTAATATCCGCTGTCTCAACGGCTCTAACCACTTACTTCTGTGTGATATGAATTCCTTCACATCATTATCCCTTGACACCATCAATATCACAAGCTTCTCAATTTTGATGCCAGTGAGTTCCTCGATCATCAAGGAATACGCAGTTGTCTGAAGCCAATAGTCAATGATCCATTCCTCTTTTTTGATGCGTCTACTCGTCTTGAAATCGATGATTGCCATCTCACCCTTATATTCACCCACACAATCAACACGACCAGCAAGCTTCATCCCTAAAGAGTATAATGGGGTTTCTAGACCAATAATCTCACCTATTTGATCCAACTTCCACTTCAACAGAACAAATGTCTTATACACATCATTTCGCTCAACAGGTCGATCCAACAGATAATTCTCTGTCATATCATGGATCTTAGTGCCGAAGTTGGCAGCCTCTTCACCTATCTGTTTAGCGTTCTCTTCACCAACACGCTTCTTCCAATCATCTAGGCCAGACTTATCATATCCAATACAAGTGGTGACTGAATCCAGCTCTTGTCCGTCTGGAGTGATATAATAGCGTCTATGTGCGCCTGTTATACACTCCAGATGAGGTAAATCAAGAACCATCAGTTAGGCGATTATCCACCGTTGCTAATGTCTCATATGCTTCAACGAATGCCTCATCTTGAGCTTGTTCTTCTAAAAATGTCTTGGCGTGGGTGACTTTAGCAAGGCGCCTAATGATGTTCTTAGGGATAGAGAACTCTTCATGGAGAAAGTTCACAGTTTCTTTGATAGTCTCTCTATGGAGATCAATCTTCGTCATCTCCACAGACATTGCTTCAAGGCCGCTATTGATCTTTTTAAGATCCTCTGGATTGGTTGTTTGTAGTGCTTCACTCATTATATATTCCTTTCAATGTCTTCATGTTCATCTTTAGAGAAATCTAACGCGTCAGCAATGTCATACATCTTATTGCCCATTATGTGGAAGAAATTCCCTGCTTTTCTTAATAGTGCTTCAATCATACTCATTTATTCATTATATCAAAAAAGGAGATGTATGTGAACATCTCCTTTTCCTTTTACATTCACTTCATCTGTTTAATAGAGACTTCCCGAATTTCCTGACTCTTCGGAACAACCACTGAGATGAAAATCGTTAAGATGCCATTATCAAACACAACATCATTAATCACATTATTAGCGGGAACAACTCGTTGCCAAGAGAATGCTCTTTTTGAGATGCCTTTATGGTGATAATGGACATTTTCAATCTCACCGAGATTCTCAGGTGTCCCCTCTACGATAATCTTATTATCACCAAACTTCACGTCCAGTTCATTAATTGCCCATCCAGCTAGAGCCAGATCTACTCGAATGATCGCTTTACCCCCATCATCTTCATATGATGAGATGTTGGCTGGTGGAAACTTCTGTTGAGAATCAGTTTCATTCATTGCTCGAATGATTGAATGGAAGCCAAGTGTTGAGTTGAAAAAACGCTCGATGTCGTTACTGTACATAATTGTACTCCTGTATTATGGGACCCTGAAGCATCCCGTTAAATCACAACCAACCCTGTGTTGGTTATGTTCTTGTGAGCACGGTAAACTCACTAGGGGATGAAGTTTTATGGGATTCCCTTACCTTTAGATCGTTCCTGTGATCCTTTAACCCACCGTTTTTGAATTAGGTTCCAGTTCCGTTTGATGATAAGGTGGAACTGGAAAGAACCTTAGAATAGGGCTCTAGGCCGCCATTCGGTAGTAGTTGTCATTTGCAATTACTTTAAGTGTGTCTATTAAGGCTTTCACATTACCTAGCGCCAATATCCTTCCAATATCAGTCGATTCCAATTCACCCCCATCATAAATGCTATTTTACCGTTCATCGCAGTAATAACACTTATGGTGGAGGAGGCGGGGGTCGAACCCGCGTGTTGTCTACCTTCCAAACATCAGTTTACGCTCTTTCACAGCTATTTATCTTCCGTAGCACCACACCAGTTACATTCCTCACCCTTACCCACTGATATAGAACCATCTACTGGACACTCGTGATCCCACATATTAATTGAATCATGAGCATCATTCACAGTGATGGTTTCACCTGTAGGAACATGAGTCACTTGAACTTGTGTGGTGATGATATCCATTAAACCTTCTCTGGTTCTGGCAGCTCTTCAATCACATAAGGCAGTGTTGTGTGGAAGATGCGTCCCTTGTCTTCATATGTCAACACACCTGCGGCATGTCTTAGTGGCAACACTTCTTTAGTGATACCTGTTTGTCCTGCTGAGTGTAACGCTAGTTTACATCTCTTACCAATAAAATCCTGTTTTACTGCTGGCATAATATATTCCTCATAAAAAGGGCCCGGAAGAATCTTATTCCTGCTCCGGGCTAAAAATGTCAATTAAAATGTGTGCTTCAAACCAACCTGATATACTTCATTGGCCGCAGTGCTATCACTCTGAACGTTCACATAAGCAGATGTGCGATTCGAGTAGTTATGAACACCTTCAAGTGTCACAATATCAGCGCCTGCTTCAACATCAGCATAGCCAGCCTTAATAGTGTTTGCTCCGACATCAATAGAAGCAACAACATTCACGGTATCAACAACAGCCCGCTCAAATGATGCTCCAACAGTTGCGCCACCAACTACTGTTGATCCTGCCACCACCTTAGATGCGACATTAGTGGTGAGATCTTCAGTGTATACACCACCAACTCGGACATCACCTAAATCAGTCATAGCACCAATCTCATAAGAGTCTGCTTTGTCCTCTCCAGTAGATCCTTCAACAACAGCACCGCCCATCAATGTAACCTTACCCATATCCAACTCTGCTTTAATAGAGTTGTTTACGCGAGCAGCTCCAGCCAATGCTTGGCCATTACCTTCAAAAATATCTACAGTTGCTCCACTGAGATCCTTCTGAACATTAGCCATACGGCCCACTGCTACATTCACGCCTCCAGCTTTGATGCCTACTAGAGCATCACGAGTTGTTACTGCTGTTCCCGCCTCTGAGTCAACATCAGCAGAGAGTACAGTGTACGCACTTACACCTTCACCTAAACTCTCACTATCAGTGAATGATACAAATGTGTCATCTGTCTTGATGTCCAACACGCCGTTGTCACTGGACATAACATATTCCACTGATCCATTAACACCTACAGCATTTGCGCCGAAAGAAGCAGCAATGATTGCCGCACTTAAAATAGTCTTATTCATATTTTTCCTTTTATTAAAATGATGATATTGATTATTATACAACATTATTTATCATTTGTAAACAATCTCACCCCGTGCTTCCGTAACCACCTGATCCGCGTACCGTCTCATCAAGACTGTCCACTTCCACGACATCCACAATATGGAGGGGTTTCACCAGCAACTGGCACAATCTATCGTTCAACATCGACTCTAATGAGACAACATTCTCGATTTGACGGATGGCTAGTTTCATTACTACTCCATTTCACTTATATGCCTCCCACAACCTACACAATGTTGGGAGGGACTCAAACGACAAATACCCTTACATGAAGTCTTAGGCACACTCACCACATCATTATTTAGTAGATGTAGTGAGATCACCCGGATACTCTCATACTCACTTTCACGGAATGTATGGTGTTGTGTTGCCATTATGCTACCAACACTTATAGCATTCCTGCTTTCCTTAGTCATGATTAGTTGAATCTAGGGTTGGCCAGAACAACATTAGCTTCCTTTACAATAGAAGAGTTGTCACCGAACACCATCTTATATCCTCTACCGTCTTTACCACCTAGATTATACACAGACACGATCTTGCGGCCATCTTCCCACTTGTCTCCAGCATCGATCTTTGTTCCATCATCAAGCTGTACACCCCAAACTTGTATGGTCCTGCGCGGTCCTTTATTTCTCATGATATATCTCCTAATAATACTTGACCAAAATAGTCAGTCTCTATATCTATTTATATCACAAAAATTGACAAATGTAAATTATTTTTTTGTGATAAATATTAACATATAATCATATAATTTCATTATATCACAAAAATCACATATAGGAAACAATAAAATGGGCACATTTCTAGCAGCAATCCTTCCTAAGAAGGTACTAATCGACATCCTCTTAAATTTAGCTGAATGGGCAGCTCAACAAACCGATAATAAGGTTGATGATAAAATTGTCAAGAGTCTTGTTGATTCATTCAAAACATAAAGAAAAGGGGATCTGTAATAGATCCCCTTTATTTTAACACTTAATACACAGTCCTAAACACTTCTCACAAGTGAAGTCGAAGCCTAGTAATATGAATGCCATTAATAATATATACATCATATAGTCTAAAAACGTATAATCAGTCCACCACATAAACGGTATCGTCATATACATCCATATACGAGTACAAGCTGTCAGTTCTATATTGCTCCTCATCAAATGCTAGATAATTAGCTTGATTAGGTGAAATACTCACTTCCTCATAGTTCTCCTCGTCAAATGATATATACTCACCCCAATAATCAACCGAGTTTGCTGTTGCGTTAGCACTTAAAATCAATGCTGCTAATGTTATATAAGTCTTCATAGTTACTTCCTTGTAATATTGAAACATCTTCCTAGATGTATAGTGGTTTAAAAGTTATCAGTTGTGGAGCTGGTGCCGTTGATATCACTGGTTCCCTGTAGGCGAGAAGCTGTGTTACCGTCGAAATCGGCGCGCATCTTAGAGAATGCTTTACCAGAAGTGTTGATGGTCATGCTGAAGTTGCCCTCCGCGTTACCTTTAGCGTATCCTTGTCCTGAAGTGTCTCCATCAAAAGCGCCATCACCGTTTGAGTAGCCACGGCCATTACTGTTATTGTTGTCCCCGAAAAAAGCGGATGCTGAAGTAGTAGCAGCGATAAGGGCGATGGTAGTCAAAATTTTAGTCATTTTCATAATAGATTCCTCTAAGTTTGTTGTTAAGAACAATTTCTTAACATTTACATATAGTATAGCATACTCTAATATAGTTTGTAAACAATATTAATGAATGCTAACATAGATTACTTCTATTTATACATGAATAAAACGGGTTTATAGTAGAACTTTCACTTTATCGCCGCTTGAGCGTGTTACACCAACATAAACCAGCCGCTTGGCAGTGTCAAATGGCACCATACCCAATCCCTTCAGATCTAGATAAGTGTCGTTGTATGAGCTACCCTGAAGCTTATGAAGAGTGCTCGAATAGTGATATGCGATTTCTAGGTAGCTTTCTTTCAGGCCGTAGTAGTCCTTCCACATCTTCTTATTGATGCCATTCTGCCTAGCTTCCTCCAGCTTTTTGTTGTAGATACCCCAATCCATTGGAGTCATGAAGGATCTCATACATGTAGTGTTGACAACGTAAGCATTCTGCTCTGGATCGCGGCTCCAGCTATGTACCCGCACGTGCTCAGCATTATACATATCTACACCATTACCCTCTTGAAGAACGAGGACATCGTCGGGATGGATAGGATGCTCTGCTTTAGGGATGGTCATCATCCGACAAATATCATTATATAGATCAACAGTCTTGTTGGCATAAGCGCCTATACACCCATCTTCATTACCTTTCCTATCCGTCTTCAGATAATCCTGGATGAACACCTTCTTATCATAGAAGCAGTCAACGCCACCACTGCCTTGAAGAACATCAATGATTGAACTCCAATCATCACATTCCAAGATGTCATTGAAGAGTTTGTGGAGTATATCATTGTCCGTACGAAGATTTTCGGTGAGATAGAACTTGTTAGCGTTAGGTAAGGTGAAGACACTAAACTCTGGATTTTCCTCGTCCACAGGTAGAAGCTGATTATGATCCCCTACATATATGAGGTGGTTATAAGACTCAGAGTTTAGGATGTATTGGTGGAGGCTCTCACTGACCATTGACGCTTCATCAATGATGAGTACATTATGGTGCGGCACATTGCCCTTGTTCTTGACTAGCTCATATCCCCCATCTCTGAAGTTTGGCTGAAGCTTTAAGCGGAGATGTGAGTGGATTGTTGATGTGTTGGCATAGTCCAAGTGTGTTACCGCCTTGTTAGTAGGCGCAGTGAATTTCATCCCACTTATAAAGGACAATGTATTTAATAGTGTGGTCTTCCCTGTACCACCACCTCCAGAAATAGTGATCACCGAACTCTTCCGTGTGTTGATGGTATCAATAATAGAGTCGTATACATACATCTGGTCTGATGTCAGTTGATTTCTTCCGATCATCATAACATAATATCACAAAAAAAGGTGTTTGTGAATGATAAATAAGAGTGTAGATCGCGGATGTGGCGTCCCATCTACTCTAACACTTACTAGGAGTATCAGCATGACTATTTATACAAACTCGGAGATTCTTCATGGGCGGTAAAAGGAGAACTCAATCACAATTCATTAATGAGTCATCTAAAGCTCATAACAATAAATTCGACTACAGTAAAAGCAGTTTACACAAATACAAGTTCCAAGATTATTATAATTTGTCCAATACACGGTGAATTCACTCAGCTCGCTGGATCACATTTAAGTGGGCAGGGTGCTCAAAATGTCACACCGATAGTTTCAGAAAATCGACTGGTGATTTTATCACACTATCAACACAAGCACATAAGAATAAATATAATTATTCAAAGGTGGAATACACATCATGTGATGCTTCTGTGATAATAATTTGTCCAATACACGGTGAATTCACTCAGAAAGCCAAAAATCATTATGAAGGAAAGGGGTGTCCTAAATGCTCCCCTTTCAGTAGAAAAACCACCGAAGAATTCATAGATGGTGCAGTGAGGATTCACGGCCAAAAATATAATTACACAAATGTTAATTACATCAAATCCAATATAAAGGTAGACATAATATGTCCCTCTCATGGCACATTTAAGCAAACACCAAATAGCCATCTCAATGGAACAAATTGCCCAAAATGTCAAATTTCTAAGGGCGAAGCAGCGATAGAAGAATACCTCATATCAAATAACATTAATTATACAACACAACACACATTCGACAAATGTAAATACAAGAGACATTTACCCTTCGATTTCTTCATACATTCTAAAAATCTATGTATCGAATATGATGGCATACAACACTTTAAACCGAGAGTGTTGTTCGGTGGAGAAGAAGCGTTGAAACAAAGACAGAAATTAGATAATATCAAAAACACATTTTACAAAGATAATGATATACGCTTGATTCGCATAAAGTACACCAAATTCAATGAGATAGATGAAATACTAAACAAAGTGTTCACATAACTCATCTTGTGATAATAACACATTTCTAGTGATTTGACAACCGTGATAAATAGAAGTGTGTCACATAGGGAGAGGGGTCTCCGAAATGATACTGTCGCTGGGTGAACCATCCCACCGTGAGTGACATCCTTTTACTCCATCCATTGGAGTACACCAGTATCCTCACCAACGAGGATAGTATCATTGCTGCGTGACTCTGCGATGTTGAAGTATTCAGCATCCATCTCAATTCCTATGAATGATCTATTCGTCCTCTTACACGCTACTCCTGTAGTACCGCTTCCCATTGTGAAATCTAGTACAGTATCGTTCTCATTACTATATGTATTGATGAGATACTCCATCAGCTCCACAGGCTTCTGTGTGGGGTGAAGATGTCCCTTACCGGACGGATTAGATATCTTCACAATGCTCTTAGGAGGTCTCTGGCCCGTCACATTCACAACATCAACACCGTTCAACCCACCCGCTAAAACCCTGTTCCCTCCAGTTGTATCTCGTCTACTATAAGGCTCGCCGGCAGTCATCTGTTTATTGTATGTCATAGGGGTCTTGGATCCTTGAGCGGCACCGCCGTGACTGAACACAACAATATCCTCATGAACCTTCATCGGCTGAAAATTTGAGTGGACAAAGTTGCTTGCCTTAGTCTTCTCCCACACCCAACAATACTTAAACATATCAAGATTAGAGGCAATCAATGTGGTAGTGAATGGCTGGCTTGCAGTCATCACTATAGCGCCTGTTGGTGTAATTAGACGTTTTAAATGTGTCCACATCTCATCCAAGGGGATAACACTATCCCATTTACACGCAGTGGTACCATATGGAGGATCTGTTAATATGAGATCAATAGATCCATCTTCAATATCACACATCTTCTCTAAACAGTCACCTTTCATCAAATTTATCATACACTTATCTCATATTTTTCGTAACACATACATCACAATAGCACATTTCCAGTGCCTTGTAAACACTTTGTTCACAAACAACTCCACATATGATATAATTGATCAGAATACGGTTTTATATTGTATAAATATATACCAACACAATCTGATTAACCCTGCTACCGGGAACTGATATGGTAGTGCTAAATCCCTTCACAACCGCATGAGAGGGTAAGCGAGCAGCAGATGTTCAATGGTACACCACTACCCGCAAGGATGTAAGACAGCCCCTAATTGGAAGAGATGGACCCCTCATGGGATAGAGAGTCTTTGGTGTATCAAGAAAGTATAAAGGTGAGAGGGAAATCATAACCACTCATCAGACCTCTAATAGTAAAACCTAGCAGGCTATAAATCACCAACTGCTAATGTCAAGTACCATGCTTATCTAGAATAAGACAACGCTCTAAAGGCGGACCAAGGGCATTAGTAGAGCCAATCAACAGTCATGAATAAACATGACCTCTGCTGAAGGAGGATAAGGCAAACCTCATAATCAATAGGGGATAAAGTAACAACAGAAGTAACGATTCGTTTAACTTTATCTTATATTGGTTGGGGGTTCTACGCGGTTGCTGTAAGATTTTAACAAACACTAAAGACACTATATAAAAAGTATCTTTTATCCTAAAGATAATTTGATGTGATCCGCGAAGCGGGAGCATCAAGGGAGGCGCCAGCCGACCTCTCCTAACAATAATACATACACCTATGATAATATATGACTTTTCTCTGAGTCACAATGGATTTCTACGTCTACCGTAAATGTACAATATATTGATCACTAAGATGTCTAATGACCATTAATATGTACACTAATAACGATTTTATATTGTCTAATGATCAATAATAAGTACATTAGGTGTTGATAGAAACGCTTCGCGTTGTGTTCCACGCTTCGCGCTGTCACACATTCACATCATATAATCCAATCATCCCTTTTAAGACTCTTTACTTGCTTAAACACAAAGTTGTCTTCTTCCATTACACATACATAAGCATCCATATCATTTTGATGGACACCGTTTATAAAGACACCTTCATGCTCATCTATCTCTAAGTGTTGCCTCTTGTATATATTATATTGTCTCATGACATTATTTAGACCGTGATAAATACATAAATGAAGAAAAAGAATCAAGATGTTGCTGCTTGGATCAAGAAAGGCAGAGAGCATTTAAAGAAGACTCCAACAGGTCAACGAGGTAAGAAAAAGACTCTCCATGATAGGGGTCTTGATGCTTGGGCTAAGTGGAACAAGTGAATCATTTCCAAGTGCGTTATAAATAGTGTATTAGTGTTGATTTGATGTATAAATAGATGTGTATAAATAGATGTGTAAAAATAAATTCTAGGAGAGTGTCGTGGGACAAAGAAAAATTAGTGAGTTACCATTAGATAGTAATCCAACTGGTTCAGAAGAGCTATTTGTCAATGATGGTGGTGTGTCGCGTAGAGTTGCGATTAAAGATGCTGTTGCTAACGTACCTGCTGATTCCATTAGCGGTGATAAGATTGATGGCGGTACTCTCTCTGGACTAGGTGGTGCTAAGTTCAATGATAACAGTAAGGCTACATTTGGTGCTAGTGGCGATCTAGAGATTTATCATGATGGCAGTAATAGCTATATTAGTGATGTCGGTACAGGTAACCTAAAACTTCGTGGTAACAGTCTTGATCTGCTGAGTGCTGGTAATGAGAGGTATCTAACGGCAGCTCTTAATGGTTCAGTTAAATTATATAATGATGATAATGAGAAGCTGGCCACCACCTCCACAGGCGTGAACGTAACAGGCACAGTAACGGCTGATGGGTTGACTGTTGATGGTAATTCTGTTGTTGATTTCTCAAGAGATGGTGATGGTACCATTGTTAGATTTATAAGAGCTAACTCTGTTGTTGGTTCTGTCTCTGTAACATCAGCAGGCACTACATACAACACCACTTCAGATGCTCGTATGAAGACTAATGTGGTATCAATTGAAGATGGCACTGAGCGTCTAATGGAGATGAATCCTGTTGATCATAACTGGGTCGCTGATCCAGAAGGTGACACCGTATCAGGCTTCCTTGCTCAAGAGATGAAGAATGTTGTACCAGAAGCAGTATCTGGAGATCCTGACGGTGAAGAGATGATGTCTATGGATTATGGCCGTATCACACCAATTCTGGTAGCAGCTCTGCAGGATGCTCATAAGAGAATCGATGAGCTAGAGAAATTAATCAAGGGAGATAAGTAATGGGAAATTCATTTGGATCCTAATTTACGATCCGCTCGATTCAATGTTGAGCAACTTGAAGGCGGCCGTATGTTCTTCATGCAACAACTGGAAGCATCACTAGCTGAATAGTTAGTGATGCTTATAAAAAGGAGGACATCTTAACGGGTGTCCTCTTTTTCTTTGAACGATAGCCCAAGTTCACTCCATGTCATTCCTTATGGATCAAATGAGAGTGATTTGAGGAACACGTTGTTCCTTGACTGTCTCTTAGTGATTATATCATTCAATCCATCTTTGAATAGTGTACTAATGAACGATCGAGATAGCCCTGTATATTCACTCAGGTCCTTAGCTGTATCGAATGACATATCATTGATGTGATATGTTCCCCTCCAATTACTATTTTTCACTCCAGATGAGTCTATATACTGATTTCTGTTGCGATGGAAGTCATTGTCTGTCTTATACGGCTTCTTATCACGTATCACACATTTCATTGAAGCACCCTTCACAATGAATGAAACATTTGGTGTATATCCACTCTTAGGCTCAAACCAGAATCCCACATCATGAAATGTCTTACCAATATCATCGTGAATCAACAATTGGCTTCTTATGACCATATGCTCAGTTATCACTCTATCATTGTATGTATGACAATACTTAATCACAGTGCTCTTAGTTGTTGAACCTGGACACTTATCAATAGCGTCACCTAGAAAATCAAATGATCCCCACGGAGTATGATATACACCGTTACATGATGGATTACTGGATCCAATGTTACGAACATTGAACGCTTTTCTAAGTGCTTCATATGTTCGACCTGATACAAATGATTGGTGTTTACTCATGCCAAAGAAAGCATTTCTCATTTTATTGAGATTGTCGTCCTTGAGGAACTTGATCAGAAGCAGATGAGCAATGAAATGTTCCCGCGCAGAAAGCACAACAATACCGTCATTTGGATGTAATGACTTGGGTATCCAATGATGTCTCTCAACATAATCATCGGGTGATGGACATTCAATACGACGATCAACTAACTCACAATACCACTTGAAGTACTTGTTGTCAAGCACCTCAATCCCATGCGATTTGAACTCGTGATAAATAGACATATGCTGATACTCCTGATAAGTGTTAGTGTAGATGGGATGGCCGTCCGCGATCTACAGTTCTATTTATCATTGTATCATATACTTAGCGTTGTGTTTACATATAGACATAACTTATGTATAATAGATTATATGAATGATTAACATTGTTCAAAAAGTCGATTTTTCGATTTTTCGATGCTAAATAGATGTAGAATTATTATTCAAACCGGGGAATAATCCCCATTTTTAACCTTTATAGGAGATATTTAAAATGTCCGAGTTGATTTAGCCGGACGCTAAACACACCTTGAATTGCTGGAAACTCCTTAGAGCCTTGCTAACTACAACGAAACTGGAAACGGTAGGCGTGAATGTTTGAAAATAGCAGGATTGGACAATCAGCAGCCAAGCACCGTATAGGTGAAGGTTCAACGACTATCCATTAAGGAGTAGGATCAAGTGATCCGAAGCGGGGTGCAGGTGAGATGAAAGCCTGACGATATAGTCTCATCTCTATAGAAATGTAGAGCAGATCGATAAGATCGGAGTGTCAATTGACGATGATGCTCGAAGATAATGTTTCTAACTACGCTGAAGAGGCGATCATCAACTGTACACTTCGTGGCGTAACTTTCACTGGTGTTAACCCATACATCGCATTGGCTACTGCTGATCTTGGTGATGCTGACACTACTGCTAACGAAGCTAAGGGTGGTGATTTCCCAGCTTACGCTCGTCAGGCTGTATCTTTCAGTGATCCTGCTGGTTCAAACAGCACCTCTAACGGTTCTGCTGTTTCTTTCCCAGCATTTGACGGTGCTGCTGCACAGACTTACAGCCACATCGGTATCTATGATGCTTTGTCTGGTGGTAACCTTCTGTATCACACTCCAATGAACTTCAACAAGACACTTACAAATGGCGACGTAATTACCTTTAGTGCTGGTAGCGTAACCGTAACTCTTGATTAATATCATGGGATAAGATTCAAACTTAGGTTTGAATCAAAAGAGGCTCTCAGGAGAAATCTTGAGGGCCTTTTTTATGGTTACATGATGAGTAACTGTATGATATAATTGATGTATGTACCATTATACTTATCTGATAGAGGACACTAATCCAACCACACCTAAATATCTATATCACGGTGTGCGCTCTTCTAAATGTCTTCCTCAGAAAGATCTATATATGGGTTCTTGTGCTGACCGTGTATATCACAAATTAATCAAAGAGAGGCCTCTAGACTTCTTAAAGCACGTTTTAACAATTCACTGTACTCGAATTGAGGCAGAACATCAAGAGCAAATGTATCACGCCAAACACGATGTTGCTGAGGACCAATTTTATTGGAATGGGTATAATGCTAATGAGGGATTCTCTACTGTTGGAATGGTCACTGCTAGGAACACTAAAACTGGAGAGACTAAATCAATACATCAAGGTGAATTAAAGGGGGATTGGATAGCCAATAGTAAAGATATGGTATGTGTATTGGATCTTGTTCATAGGGACTCTTATAGGATCACAAGGGATGAGTTCAATGCTAATCCGAATCTACTACCTGCTAACTTTGAGAGTGTGAAGGTCACTCCTTGGGGTAATTTTGCCTCAATTCAAAGTGCTGTTGGTAGCTGCCCATCTAAGATTTCTGAAGAGACAATGAAGAAAATTATTAGGATTCCTGATCATGTAGTCACATATGCTCAGAGTGAGATGAATTGGTACTTCACATCGGATATGATCGGTAAGACACATAAGGATATAGGATTTGGTTGTGTTCCTTATATCAAGGATGAGAATGAAGACTTGATGATTGAATTGTTGGGTATTGACCCACTTTCACTGAAGCATCCATTGACCATTGAAAGGGAGAATAGAAAACTTGCTCTTAATATAGCAAGAGAGTTTGGGACTCATGTTATCAAAACAATACTGGTCACTCCATTTGGTCGTGCGACTCGCAGAATGTTCCCAGATTTCCTCTTGAAGGCTATAGGGAACAACACATATTCAACTATATCCAAAGCGCTAAATGTCACTGATTGGAATAATGATGGATATCATTTCATCAACTATGAACACGGTGTTAATGAATCGGAGATATATGAGGACTATGAAGAACCTCCCATAATCAAAGAGCTTGAGAGAATAAATAATTCGATTCCTGTTAGGATATCATCATTTAGAGGCATATATATTGCTCCAACTGGAGTATTTTTCACTGTTAAAGATGTTGAGGGGAGTCTTGGAAATAGTGTTGCGTTGGCTCATATATACCGTAACAAACTGGATGTTACAATAACACGCCAGATGGTGGAACGGTCTAAATATCTAAAAACTGAACATATATGTAAGACTTGGAGAGACTTAGGATTCTCATTTGTTGAGTATGAGCCAGGAGAGAATGGTGATGTGTTTATAGGTGATAAATACACTTATGAAACTTCAAAATAAATCTGATCTGATCACATATGTTCAACAACGTCTAGGCGCGCCTGTCATTAACATTGATATGGCACCTACCCAATTTGAACAAAATGTGGATGATGCTCTTCAGTTCTTCACTGAAAACCATTATGATGGGATGCACAACACATATTATGAGATAATCACAACAGCGCAAGATGTTGTCGATGATTATATCACTATTCCTGACAATATTATAGCAATCATTGATATTATAGAACCATCTTCAACGACAGGTAAAGATGTGTGGATGTCAAACGCTTGGCAGTTACAATCTCAGACATATAATAATATGAGAAGTGGTACATCTATTAATATGTCGAATTATGTGATGACGCAACAGCAAATCAGTATGGCCAACAAATTCTTCTCGCCTGTTAGGGACTTCACATTTAACAAGAGTTCTAATAAGTTGCGTATTGAGGGTGCTGCTTTAGAGGAGGGAAACTCGTTTGCTGTACATTGCTATACTATGCTAGATCCTGATGTTGACCTTGATGTGTGGAATGACGCGTGGCTGAAGTCATACGCTACAGCATTATGTGGCATTCAATGGGGAAACAATCTACAGAAACATGATGGTGCTGTTCTCCCAGGCGGCTTGACGTTGAATGCTTCTGGTATATTAGATGAGTATACAGAGTTGAAGGAGAAGCTATTGGAAGAGTTCCACACAACATATAGCGACCCTATAATGTTTTTTGTTGGATGATCATAAATATAAAGTATGCCTACTTCACCTTACTTTAATCACTTCGACGCGGATAATGAGCAAACACTGATACATTCACTGTCTCAGGAGTTCATTAGGAACTATGGCATCGATGTTACATATTTACCTAGAGAGCGTCTACAGGAAGATCTGATTTTTGGCGAATCGACTATTGATAAGTTCTCAGACTCTTATGATGTTGAGATGTACATTGAGAGCACTGATGCGTTTGAGGGTGAAGGCCAGTTATTTGCTCAATTTGGTCTAGAGTTGAAGGATAGGATAACACTAGCCGTGAATCCCTTAAAGTTCACTGAATATACAGGCATGGATAAGCCATTGGAAGGAGATCTCATATACTTCCCATTATCTGATAGTTTATTTGAGGTGACAAACGTACCGACTGATAGATCTATATTCTATCCAACCGGCACGATACCATTCTATTCACTTCAATGTGAACTGTTTGTGTATGCTAATGAGCAATTTGAGACAGGTGATCTCAACATTGACGACCTTGCTGATGTTATGGGAACACCTATCTCATCATATCCCAATATACCCGACTCGCCAGCAGTCTTACAGGACTGGCGTCCGAATTATCTATATAATGTGGGTGATGTATGTAGACCCACCGTTGATGGAAACTGGACTGGCTTATATTATAAAGTCATTCAGATTGATGGATTGGGACTATCCAATGTATCTGAACACGAGCCGCGCTGGCCGTCTTCTGCTACTGATCAAATCAACGATAATCATGTATTATGGGAAGCTGTTGGCGTGAACAATGAGTTTGATGCGTTTAAGACTGAGAGTGATGAAGTTATATCGTTTGACGACTTTGATCCGTTCCATTTTGTGATGAATGATTGATGTGGTTAATAGAGACTATGAAGTATCGACTGTTGTAACAATCTCTGTTGACACTCTATTCAATGAGGAGCAAGTGTACGATGCTCCAACAGTTAAGCGATATGTGTATGAAACAGAGATTTCCACTGCCGCATCTGAAGATCAGGTATTACTGAATGATCATATATATGAGACAAGTGTACTAACAATAGACTCCATAGACCTCAATATAGCAGATGAGGAGCAGGTTCTCATACAGAATAATCACGGTGATACACGAAGCACATATGTTGGTGATGTGATAGATACAACATATTGGGCGTCCTCAGAGTATTTTATAGTAGAGGCGTTTGTTCATTGGATTCCAGATGTGTTTGTGTACGCTACTGCTATAAGCACAGTTGATACGAGCGCGGATGTTGTGGTATCAGGCGAACTTATCCATGAGGTTGGCGCAATATATGAGATGAGTGCTGATATTGTTGTTGAATGTGATAATATTATATCAGCGTGGGGTATCACTGGCGATGGTGGAACGATTATAACATCTGGAGCAGTGGACTCTAATGTTGTTGTTGTATATAAGCCGTACGGTGACCGGATGTATGTGTCGTCAACTTGTACAAGCGAGTGCTTAATAGTCGTGTATCCGACATGTGAAGTGAACTGCTCAACAACTGCTAGAGTTTATTCTAACTCCGACGTATTTATGGCCGCTGACATTGTTGTGGACGCTGCTGTTATGTCTGTGGCTTCAAAGGATCGGGTGGGCGCAGGTATGGTTATAAGTGTTGGGAGTGTTGAAGCTGCTTGTATAAATAGACATAGTGGACGCGCAAATAGCGTTATGTCTTGTGAAATATACACTTGGCCAGTTATTAGAGCTGTTTGGGATCATTATGGTGTTGAATACGCCGCTGTCACAGTCGAAACTATGTGTGCTAGTGTTTCTGGAGTCAAGGCCACTTTAACTGTTATACCAGGAACATAATATGCCGTATTATCAACACTCACAACTCAGAAACTTAACAATCGCGGTTGGGACGATATTCAACTCACTGTTTATTAGAAAGATGGATGATGAGTCTAATATAGTAGACGAACATCGCGTTCCGTTATCCTACTCATCTAAGGATAGATTTCTAACTAAGATAAAGTCATTAAATACAAGTGTTAATGTCCAGAACTTCATCCCTCGTATAGGGTTTATGATGGAGTCGATGGCATATGCTTCTGATAGACAGTTATCTCCTCATAATAAGCTGGACGGCAACCCTCGCCATGGCGCTACTGGCTGGGCGAAGGCCAACACATACACCCCTTCCCCTTATGATGTTGAATATATTGTTAGCATATACACCAATACTATGGATGAAGCTCTCCAGATAGTTGAGCAAATAGCTCCTATGTTTAGACCTAACTTCAATGTGACGGTTAATGAGATACCTGAACTTGAGATTCTACGAGATATTCCAGTTATACTCAATAGTGTTAATATTGATGATAACTGGTCTAGTAACTTCGATCAGGGCGGATTGCGTTCCATCGTATTTGACATTAGTTTAACAGCAAGGGCTAATTTACACCCACCTGTTAGTAAGGTCGGAATAATTGAGACCACCTTCATCAATTTCATACCACTTTCTGGATCTGGTGATATTGAAGATGAAGAGATATGGATGACTCCCACTAAACAGGAAGTGTACCTATTTTGTGGTGCTAGTTTAGTGTGTGACGCATATGTGAATCGATTGCCTGTTATCGGTGTTGATTTTCACGGTAACTGTATGATATCCGCCGCGCCCTCATAGAGTGACTTTTTGTGATGATAAATATATCCATAAGATTCTACAGACAAAAACATAGGAAATTCTGACACAATGAGTACATTTCTTCAAAGAGCCGCTTTTGTAGGTGTAGCTTCGGTAGGTAGTATGTTGGCAGAGGGTTCATTCGATCCTGTATTGAATGATGGGGTGGTTGCTTATATACATCCAGAGTCAACAGGCGTCAAATATGCTGGTGCTGCTGTTACAGCAGGTGGCGGCAGGATGTCTATGCGTCAATCGCTATTTGCTATTGACGTTGCCCATATCGATTTAGTTACATCAAGCACTAAACATGGTGTTGTAGGTGTAACTGCGGATGCTGAAGTTATCTCCGGCGCATCAATGACAATAGAGGCAGAAAGTGCCACTGAAGTCAATGCTTTATCTGAAGTTATCCCATCAACCGATATTTACGCTGAAGTTAATGTAATTGAAGGTCAGAGTCTGGTAGTCACCGCTTCAGGTGTTACTGGTGATGGTGCTGGCCTCATCATCTCAATGGGTGATTGTGTTGATGCTGACACAAATGTTGAACACATATCCAACACATCTACTGTTGGTACCGCCGAGATTGATTCCGCCGCTAAGACTAATTTAGACGCTAGTGTTGATGCTGTCGTATCAAACGCTACAAGTTTATCTGTATCTGGCATCACTGCTGATGGTGCTGGTGTATCACTAACAACTGGTACCGTTGAAACTGCTCCTGAAAGCGAGGCATTCGCTCTAGGAGATGTCACAGTATCTGGCGAAGTTGATGCTACGAGTAGAAAATTAACATATGTGTTGTCCGATATTGAGGTCAATGCTGGTTCATTAGGTGCTTCTGGTGTTACTGGTGATGGCGCCGCCCTCATCCTTGATAATCTAACGAATATTGAAGCATCTTGTGATGTACTCAATCTAGGTTATGGTGATATTGTATGTGAAGCAACAGTAGAGACTCAAGTTGATCATACTGCTAACGTTACTCTACCAACAATCACTGGGTCTGGTGATATTAATGGTGCAGGTGGTGCTACTGGTGATGGCGCCGGTATGTTGGTGTCTGATGTCACTGATATTGAAGTCGCTCCTACACTAATCACTACTGGTGAGGTGTGGGTTACTGTACCTGCTCCTGTAGAGGCTGGAGAAGCGGCGCCTACAACCGATCATTCAGGCGATGCTGATATTGATGGTTTTGAGACCACTATAACTGCTCCTGGCATTGTCGGTCACGGTGTGGCCCTTCATCTCACATCTGGTGAGGTTGAGACAACTCCAACATCAACACTATCTACTATTTCAGAGACAACGGCAACTGCCGAATCTGTTGTCATCGCTAGAACATTAATTGGTACGAGTTTACCAGATATCACAGGTGTTGGTGTAATGATCACCGCATCTGCCGCAGTTAATGACGGTGCTGGTGTATTCATTAGTGATGTCGTTGAAGTAACTGCCGCAATTACAACCAAAGTAGATGCGCATTCAGACACCGTTGCTAGTGCTGAAATGACTTCTATTGGTAAGGTTAGAATTGATCCTTACGGTGATGTTGACGCATCTAGTGATATTGGTACATTATCAGGTGTTACTGGTGATGGTGCTGGTATCATTGTATCCGACACAACTGACATTGATGTAACATCTAAGCTCGATTTAGCGGCATCTAGTGATGTTACGGCTAATGGCGACCTAACAACTGCTCCTATCAATGAAGTTGCCACATACGGCGATGTTACTGTTGATGGTGCTACTAGCTCTATTGCTGCTCATACAGGCGAAGGTGCTGGCGCGTTCATAAGTGATGTGACTGAGATTGATGTTGATTCATATCTCGATCTAAACGCAACAACAGATGTCACATATATCAATGCTGCTGTTGTGACAAGTGAGCCAACCGTCTCAAATGATGGATATGGCGAGATCGAAGTTAAGGGTGCTACCGCATCTGGTTCAGCTATCACAGGCGACGGTGTTGGTGTATTTGTCAATGCTCCTACTGTTGTAGTAGCCACCGCCTCTATTGAGATGAGTGGTGCTGGTGACAGTGTAACAGAAGCTCAAATTGATGTATCCGCTGTAAATGAATCAACCTCCAACTCTGAGTCCGTTGAAGCTGAAGGTGCTACCGCATCTGGTTCAGCTATCACAGGTGACGGTGTTGGTGTATTTGTCACCGATGTGACCACTATTGAAGTCGCTCCTACACTTGACTTGAACGTATCGTTTGATGCCTCATATATCATTGCTGGTGTTGTTGAGATTACATCAAATGTGACTGGTGATGGTGTTGTAATTGTTGAAGCTGAAGGTGCTAACGCATCTGGTTCAGCTATCACAGGCGATGGTGTTGCTGTCATTGTATCAAATGTTATAGACATTGATGCTACAGCTTCTATTGAGATTAGTGGTGCTGGTGACAGTGTAACAGAAGCTCAAATTGATGTAACTGCCGTAAACGAATCGACCTCCAACTCAGAAGAAATCACTGTTGAAGGTGCTACAGCATCTGGCTCTGCTATCACAGGTGACGGTGTTGGTGTATTTGTCACTGATGTAACAGAGCTGACGAGTACATCATATGGTGATATGTATGCGGAACTTGATATCCTTGAAGTGTCTGCTGTTGTTGATGTTACATCCAATTTAACAAATAATGGTGTAGGTGTGGTTGAAGCTGAAGGTGCTACCGCATCTGGTTCAGCTATCACAGGCGACGGTGTTGGTGTATTCGTTACTGATGTGACTGATATTGATGTCACAGCTTCTATTGAGATTAGTGGTGCTGGTGACAGTGTAACAGAAGCTCAAATTGATGTATCCGCTGTAAATGAGAGCACATCAAACTCAGAAGAAATCGTTGTTGAAGGTGCTACAGCATCTGGCTCTGCTATCACAGGTGACGGTGTTGGTGTATTTGTCACTGATGTGACTGAAGTTGATGGTACAGCACATGGTGATATGTATGCGGAACTAGATGATCTGGAAGTATCTGCTGTAGTAGACTCAACTTCAATCATCACAGTACCAGCATATGCTGACATTGACTCCCTAGGCATAACAATATCCGGCTCAGGTATTATAGGTGATGGTGTTGCTGTCATTGTAACCGATGTCACTGATATTGATGTCACAGCTTCTATTGAATCAAGTGGCGCTGGTGAGAGCACATCATTCGCATCGGCAGACTCTGACTCTATCAACGAGATCACACTAACATCCGAAGAGATCACTGTTGAAGGTGCTACCGCATCTGGCTCCGCTGTCACAGGCGATGGTGCTGGTGTTGTTATCACAGAAGGTGACTTGATCACCTCACCAATCACAGAGATTGTTGGTGATACAGACGCTGATTATGTCAATAATGCGGTTGTAACATCATTTGGTGGTGTTGCTTCTCCTGCTTCCGCAGAGATCGAAGTTAATGGTGACATCGGTTCAGTTTCAGCAGTCGTAGGAGACGGTGCTGGCGTGGTGGTGTCAAACGTAACAGCTATAAGTGCTACTGCCCTACTGACCTCAAATGGCGCAGCTCCTGTAGACGGTGCTGCGGTTACAACATCAACTGCTATAAACAATGTATACAGCATATCAGAAGAAATTGATGTGTATGGAGCCACAGCAAGTGCCGGATCTAATGTAGGTTATGCTGTTGGTGTTCTAGTATCTGATGTGACTACCATTGAAGTTGGTCCTACAGTTGAACAATACACACTTGCTGTAATCGACACAATCGGTTCAACAGCATCTGGTTCAGCTATCACAGGTGATGGTGTTGGTGTATTTGTCACTGATGTGACAGACATTGAAGCATCTTGTTCTGTTGAATTACCATCATATGCTGATGTTGACTCAGCAGGCGCAACAGGATCTGCTTCTGGTCTAACTGCTGAAGGTGTTGGTGTATTTGTCACTGATGTGACTACAATTGACGCAATTGCTAATGTTGCTATGCCAACAGTTGCTGAGATTGATACAGCAGGCGCAACAACAACAAGTGCTGGTATCACAGGTGATGGTGTTGGTGTATTTGTCACTGATACTACAGACATTGAGGTTACTCCAACAGTAGAATTGATCGGTGGTGGTATCATCGATACAGCAGGCGCAACAGGATCTGCTTCTGGTCTAACTGCTGAAGGTGTTGGTGTATTTGTCACTGATGTGACTACAATTGAC